CATCGTTGAGCCTATCCTGAACGAGTGCTTCGACGGAGTCTATGATCAGCGTGCCGATGAGTGGTCGCGAGTCTTCCGCGAGCAGAACGGCATCCCCCGCAACTACCACGAGGAACCCGTCTTGTACGGTTTCGGACTGGCGCCGTTGCTCCCCGACGGCAGCCCCGTAACCTATCAACAGGGCGGCGTGTTGTTCCTGAAGCGTTACGTTTACTCGGTGTACGGTCTAGCCTTCGCGTTGACGAAAGTCCTTGTCGAAGACGGCGACCACATCCGCATCGGGTCGGTGTACGCTCGTCACCTGGCACAGTCTTTGGTCGAGACCAAAGAAACCCTGTGCGCCAACGTGCTGAACAACGCCTTCACGGGCGGGCAGTACGCCGGCGGTGACGGTGTGGCGCTGAACAGCGCTTCGCACCCAATCGTGAACGGCACAGTGAGCAACCTCCTCACCACAGCGGCCAACCTCAGCCAGACCTCCCTTGAGCAGATGCTCATTCAGGTGCGTCAGGCGGTTGACAACAACGGCAAAAAGATTCGCCTCGTGCCACGACAGCTCGTCGTCGCCCCAGGCAACATCTTCCAAGCCGAAGTGTTGCTCAAGAGTGTGCTGCGTGCCGGTCAAGCCAACAACGACATCAACCCGGTCAAGTCGATTGGCTTGCTCGACGAGGGTGCCGCAGTGTTGTCGCGTTTGACCAGCTCGACCGCATGGTGGGTGCAGACCGACACGCCCGAAGGTATGAAGCTCATGATGCGTCGTGCCCTTGAAAAGACTATGGAAGGTGACTTCGAAACCGACTCCATGCGCTACAAGGCCACCGAGCGTTATGATGTGGGCTTCACCGATTGGCGCGCAATGTACGGCACGCCCGGAGTCTAAGGAAACCAGGGGGCTCCGGCCCCCGCTTTATAGGAGTTAAAGTATGACTACGACTCGGTTTCCTAATGGGGTCACCAACGTGGGTGAGCAGTCGCTGTTTGCTGAGCTAGGCCAGCCCGCAGCCACGCTGTATCACACCTACTTTGAGGACTTCGACTACTACACGGCGGCCGACTGGACCGTTACAGAGACGCAGGCCGGCGCAACCCAAGCGCTCACTGACGGTGATGGGGGTCTGTTGCTCATCACTAACACCGCTGCTGATAACGACCTTGTGTCGTTGCAGAAAGTCGGTGAGTCGTTCCGGTTCGCTAGTGGTAAGCCACTGTTCTTTGAGGCTCGTTTCAAAGTCAGCGACGCCACGCAGTCGGATGTTGTCATTGGTCTGCAGATCACCGACACGACCCCGCTTGACGTGACTGATGGTGTGTTCTTTATCAAAGCCGATGGGGCTGCGACGGTTGATTTCCTTGTTGAGAAAAACAACACGGCAACCACCGCGAGCGCTGTGGCCACGATGGCTAACGACACCTACATCCGTCTTGGGTTTTACTATGACGGGATTTCGGCGGTGCAGTACTTTGTGAATGGCTCAATCGCTGGCAGTTCGGTAACTACCAACCTGCCCGACGATGAGGACATGACCATCACCATCGCGATCCAGAACGGTGAAGCCGTCGCCAAGACCATGACCGTGGACTATGTCTATGTAGCCAAGGAGCGCTAATCATGGGCCAATTTAAACCGATGGTTAAAATGATGACCACCGAACCTTCAGTGATTCTGAAACTGAAGAAAGGCGGTTCGGTCAAAGCGCCCAAAAAGATGATGGACGGTGGGGTGATGCGTGGTCTCGCGGCCACGCCCACGCCCGGTGCCCGAGGCGGGATGCCTCCGGCGGCCGCCCCGGCACGTCCCTCGATGGCTATGCGTCGCAAAGCGATGATGGCTCGCCCGATGATGAAAGAGGGTGGCGAAAGCAAAGCTGAGCACGCCGCTGAGATGAAGAAGATGATGGGCACCGAGGCTAAGCTCAAAAAGCACGCCTCTATGCCTGCTTCTAAAGCTCACAAAGGTCTTGCAACCGGCGGTGTGGCAATGGGTCAGGCAGGGTTCAAAAAGGGTGGAGTAATTGGCGTAGCAGCTTCTGAAAAGGGAGCTAAGGGTTATGTCAAGACCAAGATGGACACTGCTTCAGGCGAGCATCACACTCCGAAGAAGACTGGCGACGTGGCAATGGGCAAACCCGGCGGTTACAAGCACGGCGGGAGCCCCAAGTACGCTAAAGGTGGCGGAGTCGAAGGTAATGTTTCGACGTCCAAACCCGGCCCAACCAACACCACCACTGGCGAAGTGAAGAAAGGCAACGCCGGGGGCTTTAAGAAAGGCGGTGCCCTGGGAAAGCGTTATGCTACGGGGGGTCTAGTCGATAGCGGACGTCCCGTAGCGATGCCTCGGCACCCGGTGTCAAAACCCGTGGCTAATGACCTGCAGTCCGGAACCTTCAAAAAGGGTGGCGGAGTACAGAAAAAGGCCTACGGCGGCGCGTGCTGAAACGGCGGGGGCTTCGGCCCTCGCTTATTTTAAGGACTTGTGATGAAAGTTCAATCGGTTTCAAAGACAGGAGTAGGCTCGAGCAGCTCTCTAGTTATGAATACCAACATCAGCCCTTTTAATGTGGGTTTTGGTGTAACCGTGACTGGGACGGTCAACTATACCGTGCAGCACACCTTTGATGACCCCGCAGTTGGTTTTTCGACTTGGTTCTCGCACCCCACCGTAGCCTCGCAGGCGGCCAACGCTGATGGCAATTACGCCTTTCCGGTGACTGGTGTCAAGGTGCTGGTGAACTCGGGGTCTGGTACCGCGACGCTTAACCTTGTTCAAGCGGGTATCTGATGGGTATCGTCGGCTACACCGGCGTTGCTAATCAGGCTAATACGTCAGACGGGTTTGCCCGAGGCGTAGGGGCGCAGAACGTCGTCGGTGGCACCGATTGGGGTCTAGACGTAGGCGACAACGGTGTGGTTGATATGTACGGCGCAACCCCCACAACCACTTTCTATATTCTTGATGAGACAACTCCCGGGTATGTACTTCAGGAAGATGACAGCAAGATCGTATTGGAGGCCTCGTAATGGCTGATCAGAAAATCTCAGCGATGCCCTCAGCGACGACGCTGACGGGCGCGGAGCTTGTACCATTAGTTCAGGGTGGCGCTAACGTCAAAGCCACACTCTCAACCCTTCGAGCGTTTGATGCCGCTTATGGCGCTTTCAGTAGCTCGCTTGACCAGACTGGTAGCATATCGGCCGGTACGGCCATGACGTTCAACTCGACCGACATCGCTGATGGTATTACGGTGGTTAGTAGTAGCCGCATCACAGTGCCTAACGATGGTATCTACAACCTGCAGTTCAGCGCTCAACTGCGCAACATTGAGAACACACAGGAAGACGCCACGATTTGGTTTAAGGTCAACGGATCAGACCTCGCCAACTCAGCTACACAAATTACAGTTCCGGCTAGAAAAAGCGCAAATATTTATGGTTATGCGGTAGCGTCTTGGAATATCTTCCTAGACTTAAATGCCAATGACTACGTGCAAATCATGTGGGTGCCGACTATTGCCACGCTGACGCTTGAGCACCTGCCTGCTAGTGCTTCGCCTGTGTACCCGGCCATTCCTTCAGTCATTGCAACCATAGGCCAGGTGGCTTGAGATGCCCGCTAAGTCCAAGGCTCAGTTCCGGCTGATGAAAGCGGCGGAGTACAATCCGAAGTTCGCTAAGAAGGTCGGCATTCGGCCCGACGTGGCCGCCGAGTTCACTGAATCTAATGTAAAGGGGAAAAAGTATGCTCGACTCCCTGAAAAAATGGCTAAAGGTGGCGAGCCGAACCTTTCGATTGGCCGTGGTGAGAAACTTCCGGCGTCTCAAGGCGCGGGTTTTACGGCGAAAGGCCGCGCCAAGTACAACCGAGCCACCGGCTCAAACCTGAAGGCTCCTCAGCCCGAGGGCGGCCCACGGCGCGACTCGTTTTGTGCCCGGATGGGTCCCGTAGCACGCAAGTCTGAGCGCGGGTCGCGTGCTCGGGCTTCAATGAAGCGCTGGAACTGCCCAGGGTGGTAAAAATATGGCGTACTCAGACACTTACGGTCAGGTTTACAACGTTCAGACGCTAATTGATCACGCCGCTCGCCGGTGTGGTAAGTTGGCCGAAGAGCTCACCAGCGAGCAGTTGCTCACCGCGAGGGAGTCGCTCGGCTTCGTGCTGACTAACCTCATCAATATCGGCATTCAGTATTGGGCTATAAAGAAAGAGGTCATCGGCCTGACGCCCGATAAGTACATTTACACGCTGCCCGTTGGGGCTAATGACGTGCTCAACGCGCTGTATCGCACCATGAACCGCCCCACGGGTAGCTATAGCACCTCGGCGGGCGGAACGGTCAGCAACGTAGCCGACAATGATGTTGACACGTATTGTCAGCAGAGCTCCGCAAACGGTAATATCACGGTCGACTTTGGCACCGACAACCCCGTTTATGCAGGGTCTATTGGCGTGCTACCTTATGTTTCTGGGGGCGGAAGCGCCACTTGGACTTTCACCCTCAAGTATTCAACTGATGGGTCGACTTGGAACACGCTTGAGAACGTCGGCACAACGGTTGTGACTGACAATCAGTGGTTGTGGTATGACATTGACCCCGGTCAGACGGTTCGTTACTATCGAATTGAGGCTTCGGGCGGCACTACATTGGCGCTGCGCGAGTGGTATGTGGGTAATAACAGTCGCGAGATTACGATGTCGCGTCTGAATCGTGACGATTACACCAACCTGCCTAACAAGAACTTCACGGCTAATCAACCCTACCAGTTCTGGTTCAACCGCACTATCCCGCAGCCGGAAATCTACCTCTGGCCGACGCCTTCAGACCCGTTTGTGCAGATGACCGTGTGGTATTCGAAGCAGATCATGGATGTGGGTGAGCTGACCGATGAGCTGCAGATCCCTCAGAGGTGGTACCTTGCTACGCTCGCCATGCTCAGCCACCAACTGTCGCTCGAGCTGCCCGCAGTCCCTCTTGACCGCGTTCAGTACCTCGAAACGCAAGCCGAAAAGTACCTGAACCTGGCCGAGCAAGAAGAGAGGGATCGCAGTCCTATCTATTTTTCAGTAAATTTGGTTCCGTATACAAGTTGATCATGTCGCTTTTGTCTGGTTTTCATAAACATCACATCATTCCTCGGTATAAGGGGGGTTCAGACGCGCCTGAAAATCTTGTGCTGCTTCATCCTATAGATCATGCAATCACACATTTGGTGCGATTTAAGATATATGGAAATCCTGCTGATGGTTGGGCATACAACCGCATTCTTAATGGCTTAAAAGATGAACTAATTCCAAACCGCAAAGGTATTTCTAAACCTTATATGAAAAAGCCCAAGTCTGAGGAGACTAAGGCAAAGATGTCTGCCGCAGCCAAGGGAAAGAAAAAGTCGCCTGACGCCGTAGAGAAAATGCGCAAGGCGTTGATTGGCAGAAAAGCCACGGGTAAGTCTTTGGAAGCGTTGCATGCACATCGGCATTTGGCTTGGGGCGCAGAGGCGCAGGCTAAAAAGTCTGCAAAAACCAAGGGCGTTCCTCGCCCGTATGCCAAAAACTCTAAGCCTCCATCAGTTGAGGCATGTGTTGCCGGCGGCAAGGCTGGCAAGGGTCGCAAGCAAACGCCTGAGCAAATTGCAAAACGCGTTGCATCTCGCCGCGCTACCCTAGAATCACAGGGTAGGACATTCTAATGCCCATTTTTCTTGACACCACGGGTTACTCATCGCTGGCGATTGCGATCTGCGACCGCTGCCGGATGAAACGCCCGTATTCGGTGTTGATGAATGACCCGAACTTTGCGGGTTTGAGGGTTTGCAATGAAGGTTGCGCGGACCAGAAAGACCCGTATCGCCTGCCAGCGCGGCAGACCGAGCGCATCAACCTGCGTTTTCCTCGGCCTGACGTTTCCGTAGCGGCGATTCAAGACAACATCGTAACCAATAACCAGCAGAGCGTTATACTTTCAACCGAAGGCAATACCCAGACGCCGGAGAACAATGGGAATCTTGACGGAATAGCGATTTCACCATAATGGCTAATCAGACTATCACGCAGTTGCCCACCGCGAATGCGCTCACCGGCACCGAGCTAGTACCGATTGTTCAAAACGGCGGCACAGTTAAAACCACCGTAGCGGACATCGCTAACGCGCCGACGTTGACGTTCAGCTTTTTGACTGCGACCTCGGAGGCTGGGCTGCCTGATTCACGGTTGCTTTCAGCACCGAGTGGCGGTCTCACGCTGACTGACAACGGTGCGGGTTCTACGTTAGCTTTAGCCTTGTCGGGTGCGCCGGCGAGTTTGGTGTCTTCGGGCAACGGTATTCAGGTCAAAACCAACTCCACAACGCTCGCGGCTCGCTCACTAGCTTATAGCGGAAACGGTCTGAGCATTGCCGACCCGGACGGTGTGGCGGCTAACCCAACCATTTCGCTGTCCGGGTTCATCGGGCAGATCTCAAATATAACCTCCGGTACCGGACTTTTAGCTCGTACGGTGGGTCCGGGGGCGGGTCTGGTGTCAATTCTAGGCACTGCCGATCAGATCAATGTCGCCAACGGTAGCGGTGGTTCAGGCGACCCAACCATTAGCCTGGCTTCCAACGCGGTGCTGCCCGGCACAGCCGCCATGACCCCGCCGATTGGAACAACCGCCCAACGGCCGGGATTACCGACTGATGGTCAGTTTCGTTTTAACGCAGACCTGGCTCAATTCGAAGGCTATACCTCGGGGTCTTGGCAGCAGTTCTCTTTAGCAGGTGGTGTACTGTCATTCAGCGCCGGGACCACCGGCTTAACGCCAGGAGTCGCAACTTCAGGAAACGTTACGCTTGCTGGAACCCTGAACGTTGCCAACGGCGGAACCGGGGCCAATACGCTCACGGGTTATGTGAAGGGTACTGGCACTACTGCAATGACCGCCAGTGCGACGATTCCCAATACGGACATCACCGGCCTGGGTACGATGTCTACGCAGAACTCGGGTGCGGTTACGATCACTGGCGGTTCGATTGCGGCTGCTATTTCGGGCGCGACGGTAAACAACACAGTCATCGGCGGATCGACCCCTGCTGCTGGTACGTTTACCTCGGTCACGACCACGACGGGCACGATCAGCACGACACCGACAAATGCGACTGACATTGTTAATAAGTCCTATGTGGACACGATTGCGGCGGCAGGCATCACCTATCACACGCCGGTTAAGTACGAAGCACCTACAGCACTGACTGCGACCTATAACAACGGCACGGCAGGCGTCGGAGCCACGCTGACCAATGCGGGAACCTTGGCGGCTTTCGCGCCCGATGGTGTTACGGCTTCAGTCAATGACCGCATCCTGGTTTACAACCAAGCAGCCCCGGCTCAAAACGGCGTTTACACGGTCACGACGGTTGGCGATGGGTCTACCGCCTGGGTGCTTACTCGTGCGACTGACGCTGATTCTTATGGCCTCAAGGACCCCAACGCACTAGGCGAAGGCGATGCGTTCTTCGTCACCTCGGGTCTTACCGGCGCTGGCGAGACTTACGTCTGCAATACCTCGGGCACGATTACCTTCGGTACGACGGCGATCACGTTCGTTCAGGTATCGTCCGCGCAGATCTACAGCGCAGGCACGGGTCCTTCGCTCACGGGTACGCAGTTCTCGATCACCAATACCGGGGTGACTGCGAATTCTTACGGCGGTGCGGCCACGGTCCCTACCTTCACGGTTAACGCTCAGGGACAGCTAACCCTTGCGACTGACGTGTCGATTGCAATCACTTCCGGGCAGGTTTCTGGCCTTGCTGCATCGGCTACAACGGACACGACCAACGCCTCAAACATCTCCTCAGGCACGCTCAATACGGCTCGTCTGACGGGCTCCTATACCGGTATAACAGGCGTCGGTACCTTAACGACAGGGACGTGGAATGCCACGACGATCGGTATCGGTTACGGCGGCACCGGGGTTACTGGAACACCTACGAATGGCCAGTTACTGATCGGTAACGGCTCGGGCTACACGCTCAACACGCTAACGGCCGGAACTAATGTCAGCATCAGCAATACGGCAGGCGGCATTACGATTTCCGCCACCCCTTCTTTTGGCGGTACGGTTACTTCGGTCTCTGCCGATGGCGGCACGACGGGCCTGACGTTCTCTGGAGGCCCGATCACTACAAGCGGAACCCTAACACTAGGTGGTACGCTTGTGGTCTCCAATGGCGGCACCGGGGCCGCTACTTTAACGGGTTACGTTAAGGGTAACGGTACTTCAGCCTTCACAGCCTCGGCCAGTATCCCCAACACGGACATCTCGGGTTTGGGTACCATGTCGACGCAAAACGCAAGCAGTGTGGCGATTACGGGCGGGACGATTAACGGCACCACGATCGGCGCAACAACGGCTGCTGCCGGAACCTTTACAACGGTAACAGCAACCACAGGCATCTACGG